AATACTGTTGTTAATTGTATTGATGCTAAGATTAATGCGTCTGGTGAAACACATGTTAATTCACCTAGAATCAAGTTAGGTGAAGCCGCTGCCGAGTCTGTTATTAAAGGTGATACTTTTAGAGCTTGGGTTGATAGTCATACTCACGTTGGTAATTTAGGTGCTCCAACTAGTCCTCCCATGGTACCGTCACCTGAACCTGCATATAGCAAGAAGAATACTACTGACTAATATATAAACTGATAAACAATACATTATGGCATTAGTACCCCCAACTTTAGAAACCGCATTGACTGCAGCATATGCAGCAGCATTAACCGACTTTATTGCTGTTATTAAAGCTAACCCATTAGGTTTGGATTCAGGCGCGGCTAACCTAACAGCAGCAGTTACTTCTTCATCTGTTGTGTTTGCTAAATTAGCTACACCTGCTATTGATGCATATATAAGATCTCAAACAATTACTATACCACCAGGACAAGCCGTTGCTACTGCAGGTAGCCCTGCTGCTCAAGCCGGTGCCACAACAGCACCATCACCACCTGCTATCATTGTTTAAACAATTAGAATACTTAGGTGTATAACTATTATAAGTCAACAGAGTAATATATAATCTATAATCACGCTTTAATAAAAAATAAATGATTGAACAAGAAATCACGATCCAGCTTAGCGACGATCCATTTGACACAAAGACAGTAAAGGTACAGGTACCTAAAGGCACAAAACTATTATGTAACGAATCATATACAGCTGAGGCTATTAAAATGTATCAACTAGCCGATGAGGAAGTTGTCCGACTTCAAAAATCAGAAGAAGCAAATAATTACATAACACAAGGTGAAATAGTCCACATTAAGAAGATTAAGCAAATCATAGATGATGTGGAAGTTGAAACTAAAGTTGAAGCACTTATTGATATTTCACAGAAGAATACTGCTGTTTGTGTGTTAACAAAAGAACCTAAAGAAATCGTAGACCAATTAGAGGTTGGGATGTCTGTTGATATAAAAGTAAAGAGACAATCAAGAGGGGTTCTTTATGCTTCAATTGCAGATGCATTAGATGAAGTTAAGAGAAATGAAATCTATGCTGCAATAGGAGATAAGACAGTAGGATTTACTGGTTATGTCAAAGAACTAATACATGGTGGTTACTGGGTTGAAGTTGGTGGAATCCAATGTTTTATGCCAGGATCCTTAGGTGGATTAAATAAGCTTTATGACTTTAATGTATTGGTTGGTAAAGAGCTTATTGTAATGCCTATTACATATTCAAACGAAAAACAAACTATCGTAGTTTCTCATAGAGAATATTTAAGAACTATGATACCTTCCACTGTTGAGTCGTTAAGAGAAAATATCAAAGATCATATTACCGGCTTTGTCACAGGTACCACTAAATTTGGTATCTTTGCTGAATTTAATGAATGCCTCACTGGATTAATTCCTAAAAATGAAATAGATGAAGAGACTTTAGCCAAATTTGAAAACCGTGAAATTAAACCGGGTGATGAAATTAGTTTTTGGACTAAAGAAATTATTTCAGAAAAGAAAATCATTTTAAGTCAACAAGGTCCTAAGGTTGATCTATGGGACGGTGCTGAAGAAAAGTATAAACCAATGATGGTTACTGAAGGTAAAGTTACCAAGGTTACTAAGTACGGCGCATTTGTTGAATTGGAAAAAGGTATTAGTGGACTTATACATAAAACCAAACTTAAAGATACTGAAGTTACTAAAGGAGACATGCTTCAAGTTAAGATCCAAAGTATCAATACAGCAGATCGTAAGATTACAATGAACTTAGTATAACCTTTATCCTGGTTTGGAATATATAAACAAATCAGGATAAATATGTATTCTAACGAAGAACTTAATGCTATTCATTCCTCTAAGGTTGGATTTGAATTTGAATTTTTTGCAAATGAAAGTATAGATTCAGCCAAAGAGAGTCTTTCTAGAACTCTTAATAAGAAAATTAGAATAGAGGAAAAAGCCCATAGTGATTTTGCTCCAACCGAGGATGTCTTTAAAATGGAGCCGGATAACTCTGGTGGTACAGGGATGATTGAATTGGTCACAGGGCCTTTACCTTTTGTTGAGGCAAAATTAATAATGGCCAAAACATTAAAGTGGATAAGAGAAAACGGTACTACTAATGAAAGGTGTTCTATCCATGTCAATCTTGCGTTTGACGGTAAAAAATTAGGACCTATTACCAATATGTCTAAATTAGATATTGGTAAATTTGTTCTTAATTTTGATGAAGACCGTGTTTATGAAGCCTTTCCTAATAGAAAGGATTCTGTTTATGCAAAGTCAATAAAGTTTATTGTACCTTTAAGTGGAATGACACAGTCATCACCAGGTAAAAACATTTGGAGAAATTACGCATTTGTTAATGACAAGTATTATGGTATAAACTTTACTAAGATACCTAAAGGGTATATTGAGTTTAGGTATTTAGGTGGAAAGGATTATGAAAAGAAGTATTCCACTATACTTTCAATGACCGAGCATTTTATTACCTCACTCTATGAAACTCTTGTTAATCCTAATTACACTGAAGATGATTTGAAGCTTTTGGATTCTGTATTAGAAAAACACAGACATGTAATAGAGTCCTATAAGACATATAAGGCATTCAAGGAAAAGTTCCCAGATATTCATTTAATGATTGATCTTAAAACAGAAAACCAAATAGTGGAAATGTTTTATCCTCGCATAAGAGAAAAGATATTTGAGCTATTAACTAAAGCCGATATGAAAGAAGGTTTAATTAATTATGACGCCGATAGTGGTAGAATACAAATTAAGGATGCCAAGCTTATGAGATGCTTTGAAGTTAAAGGAATTGATATTGTAGATTCTGTTATTCAAGGTAATATAATTAACTGTGATATCTTTGGATGTGACATTAAAAATAGCTCAGTATTTGAATCTAACTTATTTGGAGCTACTGTAGTTGAGGATTGTAAAATTGAGGAATCTTATGTTAGCAAAAATGTAGTATGTGAAGATAGTTACGTCTTTGGTAAAAGAGGTGTATTTAGCGGTGAGATGGTAGGTGGCATATTTAGACAAGGTAGAGCTACAAATTTTGCAAGATTCAGTAAAGATACTGAAGTAATAGAGATAGAAAAAATTAAATAAAGATGGCAAACAAAAGTTGGTGTAACCCGGATGCGGCTGAATGTTTAGATGCTTTGATCAAACAGATTAATGATGACTTAACTGTAGGTTGTCAAATACCTTTTACAGTTCCTAAAAAAGAATTGGCTAGAATTATAGATAGGGCAAAGGATTACTTTTATAAAATCTATGAAGATAGTGTAGAAGAAATGTTTATTGCTTTACCTGCATCTGCTTGGGCCGAAAAGGATTTTAGACAAGGAATCAGCCATAATAGTGGAGGTAATACTTTATCAGAAGCAGATGTAAATAACTCAAGAGGTGTGGTTAAAATGCCAGATACTATATGGGCAGTTAATAATGTTTTTGAATTGAACGGTTTTTCTGGTGAAGATGGCGGCTTTGGGGATTATTCTTTTTCTGGTATGGACCCAGATTTTGCATTAGATAAATTTATATACTCTGATGTCTATGGTGCTGGTATCGGTTCGGAAGAACTTATGTATTATGTAATTAATTCTAAGTTTATTGATAATGCTAGACAGGTTTTACAGGCTCAGATTTCCTATAACTATAATAGGTTAACAAAGAAGCTTAGATTTATGGGAAAATTACCGGATCGAGGAGCTTGTGTTTTCCAGGTTTACAATACTATTCCTGATTGTAATTTATTTCAAGATGAAGCCTTTATCCGTTACTGTATCGGTATGGCCAAAATACAGCTATCTAGAATACTAGGAACTTTCCAATTTAACCTACCTGGTAATATTACTATAAACTACGATTTAATAGCTGGAGAGGGGCGTGAAGAGATTGATAGGATTGTTGAAGAGATTAAAGGCGACGAAGGTGTTGACTACTTCTTCACCGGTTAATATAATCTAAGACCCTCAAAAAATGTAGAGAATATATAATAAAAGAATATTCTCCATGATTAAGGAAATTTATAGTAGAGACATAGATGCACCTAAGTATAATGATGACATTATCGAAGTGACTGATAAGCTACAGCAACTTATCCTTAAAATAGAGAATGTATTATTTACTAGGAGAGGTGATGTATTAGGAGCCCCTAATGTAGGGTGTAATCTTGATGATCTTATCTTTTCTTTAGTGCTAAATGAATCTGTTATTGCTCAACGAATCAATACACAGATCCAAACCTATTGCTTAAACAGTAGCGATGGAAGTTTTGGAGTAGATACTAGAGTACAGTTCTATAGCACGGTTGAAAGAAATGGTGCTTTAGTAGATATTTACATTAATGAACAAAGAGTAATTGGTGCTCTATTTTAAAAATATGATAGTGAATGTCATTCTTCAGTAAAACAAGAATAAAAGCAACGGAGTTATTCTATGACGCATTTGAATATCTCCAAAGACAATACGACCAGGCCGGTGAAGTGTTTACGCCTGCGTCCCCGTTTGGTCAGATACTTACTGTAGTTGCTAACTTAGGCGAGCTTATAATGTTTTACATTGAAGCTGTTGCAACAGAGCTTAATATATCAAGAGCACGTAACATTGAATCAATCTATGGTCTTTCTAGGTTAACTGGTCACGATCCTACGAGAGGGATATCTGCACAAGGAATAATTGGTTTAAGACTAAACACCTCGGCATCAACCCTCGTAGAAGGAGATTATGTACAGATATTAAATATGGCTCCTCTTGAAATTTCTCAGAATGGCCTTTCTTATTTTATAAAATTTGACAGTGATTATATTAGATTAGAAAAGACCACTCGGCAGTTTACTAATGTTCAGCTAATACAAGGAGAACTAGAAGACCAAACCTTTACTGGTACCGGATTGGCATTACAGAGTTATAACTTAACCACAAAGGAGCCTACTGATCAATACATGGTTGAGGTTTATGTAGATGGTAAAAAATGGAAAAAGGTAGATTCTCTTTATGATATGAATAACGGTGAAGAAGCTGCTATGGTTAAAACTAGTGTAAACGGTGGCTTAACTGTTTTCTTTGGTAATAATCAATTTGGTCAACCGCCTGCATTAGGTTCAATAATTAAGGTAACATATATAAAGACAAGAGGTACTGCTGGTAACATTGGAGGTAAAAATTTAGGTCTTAAGTTTAAAGAACCTGGTACCGATCCACAAGGTAACGACGTAGATCTTAATGAAGTCCTATCATTAAACATTGTAAGAAATCCAATGTTTGGATCAGATAGTGAAGATCCTGCATTTACCAGACTAATAGCCCCATATCAAAGTAATTCTTTTGTATTGGCTAACCCTAATAATTACATTTACTATTTAAGCAAGTATGATTACTTTTCTTTTATAGATGCATATAATACTAAAGATGATCAGTATTTAGATGATGACAATATTGTTTACCTTTTCTTAATCCCTGATATTGCTAAAAAGATAACAAGTGACACAGATTACTTTAGTGTATCTGAGGATGAATTTGTTATGACAGCAGATGAAAAAGAAATGGTATATGATATTCTTAACCAAAGCGGCAGGCAGATTGTTACAGCTGAGGTTAGAATAAATGATCCTATAATTAAAAAGTATGCTCTTAATATTGTATTAAGATACGTAGACGGTTTTGATAAAGAAGAGATTCATGCAGAGATTAGAGAAAATCTTAGTACTTACTTTATGATAATCAATAGAAGGGATCGTATTCCTAGATCTGATATAATTTCAATTATTGAAAATGTGGATGGTGTTGACTCTGTTAATGTATTCTTTATATCAGCAGAAAATGAAAAGGCAATTACCGATGGCTTTTATGTAGTTCCAGTTTATGGTACCGATCCTGTAACTGACCAAAAGGTACTTATTGAAAATAAAAAGGTACCATTAGCAGAAGGTGAAGATCCACAATTAGGGTTAGATGAATTTGGCGATGTGGTTATAGGCCCTGATGATTTAGCAATAATCAGAGGTGGGTGGGAAGATCGTAATGGAACTTACTATGAACCTATTCCACAAAAGAATACTATAAGTTCGCTTAACATATTCTTTAAAGGCGCTATTCCAAATAACCTATACAATAAAACACAACAGAGCAAGTTTAATGATCTTAAGCGAACTCGTGGAACTACAATTGCAACTTCACGTAATGCAAGAAGTACAAATACTGGAAGGCTACAGGATAGCCCAACATTGAAAGCTATAAGAGGAAAGTAATATGAATACATTTACAGAAAGAAGAAAGGGAATGCCTAGTGTTTATAAAGCTACTTATGAAGAAGGGTGGGATCTAAAAAATTTAGGTAATGACTATAACGAAAACTTAATGAAAAATTCCTTTTCAAATTACATGTTTAGGAATCATAGATTAGCCGATTTCTTAAATGATTACTTAGGACCTATTATGCTGTTTTGGATAAACAAAGTAAAGTACCTTAGAATCTATTATAACTTTGGTGTACCTAAAGACTATCAAAAAATAAATTAAGATGGCTAATAATTGGCAATATTTAAATTTCTTTGATAAGAATGGGAAGTATTATAATTTTGATTATGATGCTTCTTCAGATAAATGGACTGGTACCGTTTACCTTCCTGAGGTATCTATCGGGTTATTTGAAGTGGGTCAATTATTTATACTTGAAGAATTTATAGATTCAAATACAAGCACTAAGAAATTCGGATTCCCTCATGGTATTGAAGTACCTAGTGGAACTACAGGTGCAACTAATGGCGTTTGTGAATGGGTAGCTGAATGGCAAACATCAGACCCAACGGAAATCTTTTTATTCCAGTTTGATATGGATTTTGATACCGGAACCCAGACATCATTAGAGATGGAACAGGATGGGCCACCACTAGAAATCATAAGTGCATTAGACATTCCATTAGATTATGATCCTACAGAAACAGTAGACCCAAGCGGATTAACCATTACAGATAAGATTACATCAGAGGCATTACAAATTAATTTTGCAATCAGATCTGAAACTGAAAATACTTTTAAAAGAACTCTTTTAATTAAGGATAAGTGTACTGATGCAGTTATTGCAGAAATTTTAGTATGGGGTGAAACTGTTGGAGAAGATGAGCGCTTAAAGGTTATGACACAGAATATGGGTTATAATATATTGGAATCTGATAGTAGTGTATTTAGAGATACTAACATTAAAGAACTATTACCTGATTACATGGAGGTTAACCTAAAGAGAAAGGAGATAATGTTAGAAGGTTCTAATGTATACCCTTTCATAGGTTCATATAAAGGTTTGGTAAATGCTATTAAGTTTTTTGGTTATGATACATTACAAGTAAAAGAATTCTGGAAAAATGTAGATGCAAATTCTCCACAGTTTGGAAAATATGTTCAAGGTAATAACATTAGTGTATTTGATCCAACTGTTAATTATAATGACAGGAGTATAACTTTACCTAATAAGAGGTTTAGAAAAACTAGCCTATTTAGTCTTGTTTATAGAATCAATAATATTGTACCTGATAAATATGATATTGAAGATTTACCAATAACTGAAGAAAACTTTGATTTTACTATTGAAGAAATCTTAATTAAGCTATTCGGTCTTAAGAAAAAATTAGAAAAAGAATTCTTACCACTTAATGCTCATATTAAGGATATTACTGGTGAGGCAGATTTCTTTGGTTTATTGGAGGTAGTAAATACAATAAGTAGAAATGATAAGAGAGAAATAGTTGCTGGTATAGATGCAAATTTTAAACTGTCAACTGATGATTGTATTTACATAGAAGATCTTAGAAGTTTTTCTTCTTTTTGTTTGGGAAGTGAAGCAATAGTAGATGAAGCCATTGTTAATTTCTGTAATGCTTATGTAGCCCCTTTCACAACTGGTGTTGGTAGAAATATTATAGCAGGCCCAGTTAACACTGGAACTATATACCCACCACCGCCTATAGGACCTGATTTTAATGATCCTATGGGAGCACCGTTTGATGGAGCCAATGTAACAGTGCAAGCATTGGCTGATGCCTTCGTTGGATACTTTACTAGGTATGCCCCTAAGTTAAATAAAATAGGTGCATGGCCCGATGGCGAATCTTCTTGGTATCTACCTGACAAACCTGGAATTCCTGTTGGTGCATTAACAACATTAGAGAATACTTCATTTAATACATTAACATGGAACAATATTGACTTAACATGGAATCAATTAAATGATGCCAATAAATTCTTTTCATTTGATATAGACCCACAAGGTATAGCAGCAGGTGACATATTTACAATCAATGATCCTGACACTAATACAGGTGCAACATATACTGCTGTTGGTGGAGATACTGATACTGATGTAGTTAATAATTTATATAGTCAATTGATTGCTCTTAAAACTTCATTTGTTGATCCTTGGGTATTTTGGGATATAAGTAAAGAGAATACTGTTACTGGTGATGTGGTTAGAGTATTCGGCCAAAACGTAGATAGATTAAAAGTAACATGTCAATCTGTTGTTGGATCACAATTATTATTTAAGCAGTTACCAGGGGAGACTTTATTTACCTGGGATGCTATTGAGCGTGGAAATTTTGATGAAATAGAATGGACTATATTTAAAGACGAGACTGATATATCTCCTGCATATTTTGAAGTCATAAGAGGACCTATTGCAGACTATAGCAAATTACCTGTAATCTTACCTTATGTAGGAACCTATACGGTTGAAATGAAATTATATGATTTGTATAATAACATATCTTCTAAGGTTAAGACTGATTTTATTTGTGTTGAAAGCAGGGAGGTTGAATACTCAGGTTGGTATCAATCACGTAAAGAAAATTATACATGGTCAAGCGAAGGAAAATTTAAGTGGAATGATTATGGTTCATACTGGAATTTGCCTATAGAGCCTGCAATTACTTGGGAAGAAGAAACTCCTAGCCTATATGAATCGTTAGATCGTGTTAATGCTATACTGAATAATTTTGGATTAGGGTCATCTCCTGACTTCCAATTACTTAATTACCAAGATGATGGTAAGGCTAGTTTTTCAGGACCGTATTTCTGGAATAACTTAGATATAGGAGGTTGGAATGATACCTATCACTTATGGTGGGATATGACTAGTACAACCGGGGATACACCGGCGTTTTTCCAATTTTCTGAAGTAATACCTGATACTTATCTTAAGATCACTGACACTAAAGGTAATACTGCCGAGCATTATTTTGATTTAAGTACTACTACATTGGCACAAGCTGCATCAAGTTTAAATGTTAGTAAAGATCCTATCATTAATAAGTATGTTTATAATGTAGTATATGATGCAAGCAATAATCAAAAATTTATACAAGCTGTATGTAGATATTTTGGAGTACATGGTGATTGGACATACATTGATATTGTATATGCAGATGGTAGTAGAGTATGCCCATCTACAGGAAATACTGGATCAACTGGATCTACTGGATCTACTGGGTGTCCTAGTTTAATTTATAGAAAAGGATTACATAAAGCAAGTAACCCAACATGGAATACTGCTAAGTTTATAAATAACGGAAAGACATTACCTAAGATGACTTGGTTGATGTTTGTTTATGATAAATGTAAGATACCTGGTAAGGCTAATCCTAGATGGATAATTAAGAATACTACTAACTCTAGAGTGGCCGATATATATTTTGAGAGTAAATACTTGACTTATCTGTTTAAGCATCCAGGTAAATATGAGATCACTCTTGAACTTACAGACACGAACGGGAATAAATATAAAAAGGGTAGGAATATCCTGGTAATAAAATAACAAAGAAATGGCAATTAGCGTAACAGAAATTCTTGGAACAGATTCATTATCCGGATCTAGACTGGTATTAAACGATAACTTTAATATCTTGACAAGTGAGATTAATGCAATGGAGGTTTACTTTAACCCAACTGCTGGTACTATTACTAATCTTAATGATCTTAAAACAGAATCATTAAGAGTTGGTTTGAGTACAATCTACTTAGACATTAATGCATCCACCTTTGATGTTTTAACCAATGTTAATATGACAGGAAATCTTAACCTTAACGGTGGAGGTTTGGTTAGAAACGATGTGGATCCACAAACATTAAATGATACTTTTGCTGGAGGATCACCTATTAATGTTGGAACAAGCACAGCAGTTCCACCGTATACTATTGAAAGAGTAGGTAATTCCACAGGTACAGCTATTACAGTTTTACTTAATGATGGTGTCATTGGTCAAGAAATATTCTTTGTCTATTCTGAAGCACAAACTGGAGCAGTAGATATTAAAGGTGCAGTTAATCCTTTAATTCTTCCTGGTGCAGGCGGTACACCAACCTTGACATTAGATGCTCAAGGTCAATCGGTTCACCTTGTATGTGTTGATGATGGAACAGGAAATGGTGATTGGTACTTAGTTGGTGGAGTAGGATATACAATTAGTTAATAAAAAGAAAGTAATACATGGCAACCACGCCTTTAATTAAAACGCCGCAGGCTGAAGGAGGTACTTTTTACACCTTCTCTTCTTCTGCACGAGATTTATCAAAGACACTTAATAATGACAGCCTTAAGTTAGTCTTTTCTAAGTTTGTGCTTTTGAATTTGCCTGACTTTGATAGACTTGATCCTAATACATTTAGTAATTATGAAAACTATATGCAATTTGATACCATAGACGGTATGATTGCAAGTGGTGGGTTAAAAGGAGATCCTAATGTTAACTTTACAGAAAGCCTTCAAAATTATGCGCTAAATTTAGAAGAGTTAATTATAAGTGATGCAGGATATGATAATACTATCCAAAGATCTGTTGCCGAACGTGTTTTCTTTAAGTGGCTAAAAGAAACTGGTGCTATCCGATTTAGAGAAGCCACTAATCTTGAAAAAACACCAAGTATTACAAGGCCTTTATTTGTTGAAGAAGATCAACAGTTAACAGGACCTAGACAATATAGAAAGGTTGTACAATACATAGGAGATATTGATATTGTTAATAATGTTGATAAAGCAGGAGAAGCTTACACTGAACTTTATATTAATGTTCCTACTGAAGTTGGTAAAACTCCAACTGTTTTGTTTGACTCAATTTCAGATTTAAATTACCAGCCTAGTTTAAGAATACAAGGCAAGGATGAATTTATATTAGGTAGAAATGCTAGTACAATACATCCACAAGGGTTAAGTATTAATGCATTCTATGATTATGATCAACCTCTCTTAGGCCCAGGTATTAACGGTGGGTATACCGATCCCAATGCAAACTGGATGAATGAGCCTAATCCGCCAACATCAACAGATTCATATTTTACTGAACCTGGTTCGTTTATTAGTGCTAACAATGCTAACATTAGAAAATACCCGGCAGATTATGGAAGTCCTGCTGGATATAGTGGATCTGCTTACGTTAGATCTGAGCTTGATGGTATCTCAGTAGACTTCACACCAGGTGATTATGAGCAAATTGCATCGGACCCTACAATATCTACTATTGCACAATTTAATGGAACTGATCTTGCAGGTACATTTGAATTTAATACCGTGTTGGTCTATTATGATTTAGTTGATACAAGTAATACTTCAAATACGGTTACTAACCTATACGGTATTCTTCTTGTTGATAACATTACTCCAACAACTGATGGTGGTTACATTCAGAGATATCCTAAGTTTAAACCAAATAAAGTTACCGGGCAAAACGGAAACAGTTATGGATTTAAAATTAATTTACGATTTGATGCTTCACCAGGAACGGCCGGTATCGACACAATCGTTAATGACTATAATACATTTTCAATGCAGCTCTTCAGTGAAGCGACTGCACAATTACAAGAATCTGCAAAAATATTCCAGACGCAGCAATTAGAAATATCAAAGATTGACCAAAAGGTACAATCTCTAGAAAATCAAATTGCCAACGTATCCGATGTGACTTCATTACAGGCTCAGATTAACAGTGTCCAGGATCAATTGGATGCAGCTAATCTTGCTTTTGCTAATGATACTGTTTTGTTAGATCTTATTGCTAAAAACTCAGATGAAATACAGGCATTGGCTACAGGTAATGTACCAATTACTTTACAGTATAACACTGATGTAATTAGACAAGGTACTGGTATTAAGGTTGATACTAACACACCTAATCTTGTTACTATTTCATTAGCAACACAGGAATACAATTTTATGATACCTTACAACGCAGATGAGGTTACTATAACAACTGCTAACCCTCTTGATCTTAATCAAGCAATTCCACAAGTATTTGCTGATTTAGTTACTTATACTAATATGTTAAGATTAGATACTGTAAATCAAGCAGGCGGTGATTTGAATATTTACATTGATGATACTGATATACAATGGAAGACTGGTCAAACTCTTAGATTAACATTCAATAATAATCTTAATATAGGTTCTAGGAATATTCGTGTTTGGACTGATGCACCAAGTAGACTAAATAACGGTTCATTTGGAGTATCTATGGGAGTCATTACAAACTCTGATATTACAGAGAAACCTATAATTGAATTTATATGTACAGAACAAGGTACTCTGAATTTCGTATATGATATCATTAAATAAATAATAAAAGAACGTAAAGATAATAATGGCTGAAAATAATTCTATATCAACTCTCTTACCTGAACTTTTAAGGTTATTCAATAATTCTTTAGAAAGTTTTGAGAAGGTTAATCAGGCCATTACTTCTAGTAATGAATCGGTTACTATCAATATTCAAAATAATGATGGTACAAATTCCAGGGTTACTATTCCTAGTTTCGGTTTTCTTAAGAACTCTGTAGATAGACTTCAATCTAATATTAATACAATTACTAATGTCAATGGTTCGAACAGTTCAATTAGACTTTCCGATGGTACATTTAGAAAATTAGTTTTAGCAAAGTTACCAACAGAAGCAAATAGCTTAACATCTATTAATTCAATTGAAAACTTTAACATTAAACCTAATTGGTTTTTTGAAGAGTTAATCAACCCACTCTTATACATTTCATTTGATTTAACTGGACAGGTACCTATTGATACTGAAAGAGCAATCATACAAAGATTTATTCTTAATACCAATACACAAGCTAAAGTTAATTACTTTACTAATAATTTTGAAGGTCGGGCAGACATTAATTATGATACCTTTTTACAACAAATTGTAGAGAGAAATATTTCATATGTATTGGATGAAGCTGTTGTTGATCTACCACCTAGAGTTAAAAGATATACTGGCAACTTCAGCGTCGTTAGAATATCAGATGCCACTGTTACAGAGGAAATTAACGGTGTTACGGTCACTTCTCAAAAGAAACAATATAAACTAAATAAACTTTTTTATACTGATGCAGAGGCCGATTTTGACGACACGGTACAGCTTGCAGTAGGAGATAGTCTTGAGGTTATTACCGATCCTATTAATACAAGATATAGAATTACTAAAATTGATTCTAGTACAAATACAGTTATATTGGAATTGGTTGAAGGATCCGAGCCTATTAGAATTGGTGCTGACATTTTAAAAATATCTTCTGCATTAGAAGATAATGTACAGGTTGATGTAACGGTAGGATTTAATGAAAGATGTGTTACTTTCGTTAAGCCTATAGATCCAGATTCAAAAATTCCATCTGTTAATTGGTCACCGGGTAGTGCATTTTATACAAATACATTAACTACCATAAATGCCGCAGGCGTAGAACAGACTTTAGCTGAATATTACCAACAGAGTGCAATTGATTTTGGTTCGATGCTATTATCTTTTGCTGATGATAAGATTCCAACAACAAGGGAGGGTATTATTCCAAATGCGCCTGAATTGACGATTGACGATTTTAATGTTAAGTTAATTAATGGGCAAGTTAGTGATTCTCCAGCAATTATAGAATTAACAGATTTAAATAATCAAAAGAATACCATTGAAGCTACTCTTAAAGAATTAGATGGTGCTATAGCACAGAGTAGAACAAAGATACAAACAACTAATTATTCTACTGAGGTTGAAAGAGATGCTGATAAGAATGCATTACAAGGTTTAATTACAGAGAGATCTTCGCAGGCGCAACTGTATTCATCCGTTGTAAAGGAGATAGATGCTAAATCTAAAGATAATTCAGTATCAAGCATAACACCTAAATATAGGGCTAGAGGTTTTTGGCCAATGCCACAGGAAAAATCTACACCAGCTACCGGTACACAGTCAATCGTTAAGTTTAAGATAAGATACCGATACCTATCAAGTGATGGTGCAGCCAACCCGGTAGATCAGTTTACTTTTACTGATGGGTCTGGAAAAAGCCAAGGTGCATTTTCTAATTATAATATAGTTGAAAGTACCCTTAGGCCTAGAGAAAGAAACCCAATCACAGGTACATATGAATGGATTGCAATTGATGCAGATAATGCAGATTCAGTAAATATTAACCAGTTAGACATACCAATTAGAAAGGGTGAACAGGTAGAGGTACAGGTTAAATCAATAAGTGAAGCAGGATGGCCATCAAACCCATTAGAGAGTTCTTGGTCTAATCCAGTTATAATTCAATTCCCAGCTGACTTAAGTTCGGATAATGCAACCGAGGCAATACTAAATCAGAACCAACAAGATTTGGCTAAAGTAAGTCTTGAAGAAGATCTAAATGCAAAAGGTATTGACCAGCATTTAAGTAGTTCATTTACTGCAAACGAAACTTATTTTGCTCACTCAACACCGGTTATTGCATCAGGTTTCTTATCTGAGAACCAAACGCCAATTGATCTATTTACTAAGCTACAAGAAATGCAAAATCGTTTAGACGAGTTTGCTGAAATACTTAGAAATGCTCAAGGTAATTTGGTTGTTACTTTAATTGATGATCAAGGTAATGTAACTAACCTTAAGAGAAATTCTTTAACTAAAGTTTTTGCTGGTTTTTATTCCCAAGAAGTATCTAACCTAGATGATCCTAGAGGGGCTATTATATCTAAAACATTCTTTATTAACTTAGCCAATAATGAACAAACTGGACTAAGATTAATTTCTAGGATTGCCGGTAACAGAGGCCGCATGGTTAAACAATCAGAAAATCCTAATTACACAATAAGTGAGGTAACTGGGGGTAGTACTATTTTACCTGCTACTTATTCATGGTTAGATAACAGTTCGGTTAATCAAAGTAGTGGTGTTGCAACGTTTACTTCAGACGATGCTGATTATAATACTGTTAGAAAATATGACCTAACACCGGTTCTTTTGACTAATCCTACTGTGGATGGTAACTGGAGTTACGGTCAGACCACATCTTTAGCACCTTTCCAATCAACACAGAATAAAAATCAATTTATTAATAGTAGATATAGCGATGTTTCTTCTGAGGAAAACTTTTACAATTACCGCAACCCAGACAATGACTTTACATTTAATTTAGATTCTGCTGAAAATTTCTACGGTAGAGATACAGGGACAGTTTCAATTGATCCGGCTGAATTTATTTGGGGTGGTGGGTTTGATGCTACTGGTGCACCAACAACCGCAGGGACTTACCCAATTGCTACTGGTGACGAAACACTAGAGATTCATATTACTCACCCATATATACAAAATTTGGATGCATTTAGAGCTGCATATATCCAATTTACAGGAGATACTACAACATTAGGAAATGTAGGAGACCCTATACCAGGTGCTTTAGATTGTACTTCTAACGGTAATGGTACTGCTAATGTTTTATTTAGACATTCAAAATTTATTCCATTACAGTCTGATCAGGCAAAGGGGAAGCAACAGGCAATTTACCTAAATGAAAATATTGTTGAATTAGAAACATTAACAACTACAGGTGCTTTAGCTGGGCAAAGCTTTACAACAGGTCAATTAATTCAACCTAGCCCTTCATTGACCGCATCATCTCTTATTGCATTAAAAAGTGTTAATGGCGGCGCTGGGTATAGTAGAAATGTTAAAACTGCGTTTGAAACATTTGATCAATATACTTTAGGTAAAGAAAGTTGCGGATCTTATCTGTTCATTTCTTCAGATGACCATAACAATATTCAAGTAGGTGGTGATTCAATACAGTCTGCTACGATTGTTGGATTTGGTCAACAGAATTCTATAAATATCCCGATGGTATTTCAATATAGAATGACCGATTACTTTGGAACTGGTTCTGGTAGTGCAGGTGGATTTGGAAATATTGCAGGTGATAGTACAGGTTCAACGGTTAATGTTACTTATGCAAAAAGAATAGGATTTGATATATTCCCTGATAATCAGGATGTCTATCAATATGATGTTGAGGTGTTTGCTAAATTCCGTTCAGATAACCTTAATTTAGATGTATTCCCATCAAAGACAGTTACCAAAGGTTTAAATGATTTAGAAAAAGTTTTAACTAAGTTAAGCCCTTCTGTTACTGCCACTAGAGTAAATGATGTTGTTAGATCTGGTGGATCTTCTAGCCGTGGTGGTATAACGCAAGGGTTTGCGCAAGAAGGCAGTTCCTTTTAATCTTTGATTTTCACTTCCATCTTGGTGAATAAATAAAAAAAGTGAAAATTAAATGGCCGAAAGACTTTTTGACAAAGCATCGTATAGTATTGTTAGAACTAATCCTAAATTAACAGCTAATGTTAAGTTAGTTAGTAACGGCGATAATCTTTACTTAGAATCATTCAGTGCAAATACTGAATTGGCATCTTCTACATTTAAAGCATTTAAGATAAGTGGAAAGGATACTTATGATAAAGATGTCTTTAGATTTTTTCAAGGCGGTAAATTTCCTACCGATTTAGCTTACGAAGTTTTCCAAGAATATCAAGACGTTTCGGTCTTATCTCAGTATCAGAATCAATATGAAATGTTCTATTCAGCCGGTACAAGATCAGTGTCTTCATTGGCATATACTGAGGATCTAGGTATGTTAGCGCCTTTATGGCTAAATGAACAAATACCCAATTACTTTGTTGTATTTAGAATTGATAATCCTGCAGCCGTTAATAACATTAATGCTGAATTAGAAAACGCAGATTATCTTAATGCACAAACATCAGCTAATTTTACAAAAAATGTATTAGAGAATTGTACAGCAATTAAAACATTTGACTTAAGCTCTAATAGTTTACTTGGATCTTATATTAGAAATTACCGTAACCTAGAATCGTTCCCTAAGTCGCCGTTGACCGTTAGCTGGAGAAAGGATGAACCGATACAGTGGAATGGTATTAATTATAAGAAAGGTGGCTTTACCTCAGCAGGTAGCTATTCATACGATGATCTTGTTGCACAGGATTCAACGATTATTCAAAATGAATTTTTCTTTACTCAAGGATTTGAAAGAAACGGTGTTCTTTTAGCAAACTTAATTAACCTTGAATTTTTGTTTTCCGATAAAGACGCGCCTGATTATTCTATTAATAGATATTTTGGATTATATGTAAATGAAGTAGAAGAAGGTAGGTTTGATATATCAGGAGAAGGCTTCTTTAAGAATACCGAAAAGACACAGCTACCGAAAATTAAAACTATCCAAGAAGTATCTGAACAATTAAACACGCCGTTTGAGATTGAAAATAGTAACGGTGTATTAGTTTTTCTTGACCCTTCAAAAACTACAACCGTTACTGGTCTACCCACCCCTAATAGAGTTAATGAAGTTGAATCCATATTTTATGTTAAAGATAAGAATAACGACTTTCATACTATCAAGAAGGGTTCAACTTGGGGAAATAATCAAATAAGATTGTTTGACAAAACGATTGATATATCAAAACTTGCAGGGTTTAAAACACCTGATACCTATGCCAATGCTAGCATAATACAGAGAAAAGGGCAATCAACATGTAGCTTTAAGATTACTAATGAATTAGTGGATGGTTTTAAGATTACTTTTTATGATAGCAATAATAGAGTTGGTGAAGTGGCTGCTAGTTCAATCGAAGTACCTAATGTAGGACAAAGTAAATATCATTTCTTTAATCCTAATGGAACCCCGCAAGAAATTGCAAAAGCCATAACAAATGCTATAAATATAGGTATACCTAAAGAGAAGAGATTCTTTGAAGCTTCATATAATAATGATACGGTTTATGTAGAGTCAAGATTTAGTGGATCAAGATTTAATAGACTTAATTTTGAATTAGATTTTACTGATTATCCGTTAATGGTTAATGCTATATCAACCTACCCATCAACATCGGTAAATAATCCTAATGAAAACTTTGTAGGTGGAAATGACGTAACCGGTTCTTTACTTAAAGTTACAGCAGGAGATCAGGATCGGTTCGTAAAAGGTAACTATGTTCAGTCTAAAGATGGATTTGCCCAGATAGGTGATTGGGTGCCTTATTTAGAGGAGCCGATAAAAAACAGTAGTGGTAAAATTATTGGTTATAATAATATTGACACGAATGTAATTATAACTCTTAACGATAATCAAATTGAAACTACGCGAAGTGGTCAAGTTGCACTGTATTCTGATTATAGACCTTCGTTTGGTAGATTTTCAATATTTCCTATAAGAGATTTTGACTATGATTTCTATAGCACAATGTTTAGCCAAATGGGTGAGCTATCTTATGAAGAATACTACTACAAAAATAGCTTATTTGGGCGAAGTAATCCTGAAATTAGAGAGTTTTATTATGATGATGGTGGCTTTGCTACACTTATAGGATTGCTAAAAGACTCAGATCCAGATCAATCTTTTGATTCTATTATTAATTCTGAGTATGATAGGCTTGAAGAAAACTATTTAAAACAACAGGCCGTTGCATCTAGAGTAATCCCTTACATAAACAAATGGTCATACTTAAATGACGGTAAGAATGTTAGAAATCTTCCGTATAGTTTAAACTTAAGCGAAGCATTCGGGCAAAATAATTTTGCGCCGTCAAAATATTCTATAGGGCAAGATCCACTAGGCTTCACACATGAATGGTATTACTTATGTGAGTTTCCTGATTATTTTGATAATGAAGCCATTAAGAGTTCATGGAGTTATATAGATAATGCACCAGTAGATTCTACTGAAGAAAATCCTTTCACAGGTTCAGTATATTCACCAGGTACATTCCAGAAAATTGACAAGGATTACTTTAATGATTACTTTATAGTTGATAAGTTTACTACCGGCGGTCAGATAAACTTAATAGATAAGCAACTTAGATATGGGAGATTTAGTGGAGGCGATGAAAAGAATTTTGCTGAAGCTTTTTTAAGAGGTGTTAGAATAATTGCAAAACCAAAAGCAGATATAAACAAGAAACCTAACTTTAATGCAAAATCATTATCATATGTTAATGATGGTAGATTTAATGATTATAGGTTTTCGGTAATGCTTATACCAAATGCACCTGATAAGCCTGAGACACAAATTAAATTTATCAAGAATGATAAGTGGAAAACTGTTGTAATGTTAATCTTTCTTACACTAGAAAACAAGTGTGTTAATAAGGGTTCACAGAGTATTGATAGAACGGTTTTGTATTCATTTGAAAGTGATTATCAAACACAAGACTGCCAACCTATCCAGGTATCAGGACAAGGATATTTATATGAGCGTGGTATCGTACAGGGTGCAATAAGCTTTTTAGCTACTTCATTTAATCCTACGGTACAAGCCTATCTTGTACAGGGTGTGGTTGATGTAAATGGTATACCTCCTAGATTTTTGCGTGATATTACAATAGGTAGTGATGGACAATTTAATCCAATAAAATTTGAAATTGGATCCGACATATATGAGATTAGTGGAATACAGAGGGTTGTTTCTGATTCACAGTTTTTTGCTACAACCATTACTCTTAACGGGTCCCCTTATATACCTGGTGGCCCAACCCCTAGTTCGTTGGAGTTATTAGAATCAAGTTACTTTACGGTCGGCGGCGGTTTTAATGCATATACGTCTAGATTAACCGATGTTGGCTTTGCTTCTATTTTTAAAAATGTTAATCAAGGTGCACCTAATATTGTCTATGAAACTATTGATAAAGAAGGTAATAGGATCCTAGATAATAATGGAGATTTAGCACAAACATTTTCTATTGAACTTAGAGCACAAGAAGATATTATTAAATCTGTATACATTGGTGTCTTACCGGATCCTGCCAAACCTACAGTGTTTAACTTGACTGATATTATTGGATATGACTTATCATTACAAACTAAACCTAGAGTTACACCTATTGGTAGACATGCCGGTTATTATGAGCCAACTTCGTTAGATATATTCTTCTTTAGAGACCCTTATATTAATATTGACTTTGATACATCTACTGGAACAGGTAGCACTGGAACGGGTAGTACTGGAACGGGTAGTACAGGTGGTCCAATACCTGATGAAGTTTACAAGTATAAAGTTATGGAGTTGTGTAGATATGCAAACACACAATTCAATAGTAGCGACACTGAAAGGTTTGGACAAATTAGAAATCTTTTTTATCATAAAGTTAATGAGGAAGATCCTTCAACAGTATTAGAGCTTTCTACTGATAGCGCATACTTAAGTTTATATCCACTTATTAATGAAGTAGGTATTTTTAGTAGAGATTTTTATACATTCTCTTCAAACTGGGAACCTGCATATTTTAGAAAGAGTATTGATAAATCCCAAATACAATCAGTTATTGGTACAAGAGCAATGACTGAAAGAAAATCATTCTTTGGTTCTAAGTATTTAAAGGTCCCACAACAAATTGAACTTGAAACTTTTATACATTCTGAGGAATTTATTAAAGATGCTATTAAACAACCGTCTCTTATAGAAGGTAACTTTATGACAGAGGAAAATGATACTTATGTTAAGTTCTATATGTTTATTCAGAAGAGACTAATTGAGTATCTCTTTGGACCTATTAAAGAACAGTTTAAAAAGTATATTAAGCCTGAATTTAGTTATGCAGATATTGAAACTTTAGATGATGATGTTGAAAGATACATTAGACAAAATATCTTACAATTATACAAAATAGCAAATGTTGATTTTTACGTTAAGAGTACTAGAGAAAATCTACCGTTAAATTATTCAACTGCTGCATTAACAAATTCGGAAAAGGCAGCCAGCGGATTAACTATTAACACGGCGGTTGGATCAAAGCTACTTAATACCAACCTATTTGATCTGAGCCTAATATATAACAAAAGGACAGGGTTTACTGAATCATTTGGGTTTAGTATAACTATAGTTAAAAAATAAGAACAAAATGGCAATAACAATACAGGAATTACTTGCCTCCGATACTATTTCGCAAGTAGTTGATAAGATCAATTTTAACTTTGATCAATTACTACTTAACGGCGGTGGGCCAGTTGGACCTGCTGGACCGTTAGGACCTCCAGGACCTATAGGCGGTAGAGGAGAAAGAGGAACTGAGTGGTATGAAGGTACTGCCGATCCTAATGTTGTGCCACCTACTTTAACCCCGCTAACTGCTGATTACTACTTACAGAGTAACGGTGATGTATGGGAATTTACAGGATTAACTTGGACTAATACTGGAATAAACCTAGTAGGACCAGCTGGTCCTTCTGGTGCATCAGTTGGGTGGTCACAGTTTGGAAATAACCCATATCCTAATTATGCAGCTACTTACCAAAATGTTTTATACCCAGCTCCAATAACAACAGGAATAACAGTTAGTAACCAAGGTGTTGCTGCTACTCTAATAGGCGCGGTTGGCCCAGGCGATGTTTCTGCTAATCCAGGAATTCCATTTACTCCTGCATTCCAGCTTAACAATACAATGGCTGGTAGTATCGATGCATCTGTCGTAAGTATGCTAGTTCATCAAAAAGATAGTTCGGCGTCTGCGATTAAATTTATGGGTGGTGGGGCAGTTGCTGCTGATAATTATGAACAATCGGCTTTAGCTAATCTATCTTCAATAGGTTTAGGTATTGATGATTCTATTGTTATAAATGTACCTAAATCTGTTACAGGAACAATTGGATCTTTACAAGATACTTATGGATTTAACCTCTATACTTTACAAAAAGGACAAAGTTTTAGGGCAGGTAGATCAATTTCATTTACTACTGGTACTCTGGGGCCTACTCTTACAGGTCCGCTTGATGTATCTGATTTTACTATTAATCTAAATGTGGTTAATTCATCTAAGCTTCCTAAATATGAAATGAATATTTTAGGTAGCAAGGATGCATCTATTTCTGCAGGTAATGTTACGTTGCCAGTCGCAACACTTAAAGAAGGTAGCATTGTACTTGATAGTGGTAAGGTGAAGCTAATAGCAAAAGACCTAGTTAATATAGAATCTTTAAGTGGTGAGTGGAATTTCCCAGGACTTCAATCTGTGCCTATTACACCAGCCGGTTTATTAGGTATAAGTTCTAGTGGTAAACTAGGAACACTATCAACAGGTGGTAGTTTTAGCCCAGGTATACTAGGCTGGAACGGCACAAGCTTAACATCCGATACTGGCACTAATAATAGAATAGTTAGATGGGATGGTACTGCAGGTATACAATCAAGTACATGGGAAATACAGGATACCGGTGCATTGGTAGCCATGTCAGGAAATAAGTTTATTGGTGATGATGGATCAGGTATTGAGAGAATCTATTTTGATGGTAATGTTGATAATAGAATAGCATTAGAAGACGTACCGACTGGGGTTAGTGGGTTAAGCAATAGAATTCAGATTTATGTAGAAAATACAGGTAATGAAGCCAGAGGATTAACTGTGACGCAAAATGGTGTTTTTGTTGGTTACGGTAAAACTGGCACAGGATTAAGCATGATTAATTCTGAGTCAGTGATGAGTATTAAACCTATAGGCTCAGGAAGTGCAGCAACGGCTTCATGGATAGAGTTTGGTACACCCGGTTCGGCTACAGCGACATCGCCTACAATAATTGGACCTATAGCTGGTTCATCAGCACCTGCCTCAAGAGATATGTTAACTATTAAAGGTGGGTCGGGAAGTCCACTTGCTACTGGTTTTGGTTTATCAGGTATAGGTCGTCAGGTAGCTATTTTAGGTGGTGATGCTACAGCTTTACAAAGTGGTGGGGATGTTTATATATCTGGTGGTATAAAAGCGTCTGCAATTTCGTCTAATGGTAGAGTTATATTGGGGTACGAGCCGTATGGCTCTACATATCAGTATTCATCCCATGTTAACTTCGGTGATTCTAGCGGATCCAGCAGGGGTTGGGTTTATATCAAACAACCAGCTGATGCTGATATTCCAATTACCGCGCAAAGTTATACTTTAGCAGTATCAAGTAATCATTCATCAGTACAAGGTGATGCGAGAAACGGTGCTGTTAAATTTACAAATAGTACTGATGATAAAGCAATAGAATTTCATACACAGGTAGGTACTGATGATTATTCACCACTGTCTAATGATAATGATAACATTATTATTAATAGGGGTACCGCTACAGCTGCTGGTACTAATGGGTTAGTTATAGCCCCTAAATCCAGACCTGTAGGTATAAGAATGGATGCTGATGATGACAAGTTACAACTACTTTCGTATGGTGTTAATGAAGCCACTAATTATAATGGGCAACAGTTTACTTGGTATGCGGAAGGTAATATTCATATAGATCACACCAGCGCGATCACACCGCCTTCAACACCATTATATGCATCTAACCCTGAGAGAACTAGAGGTATTTTTGCAAGTGGAGAATTTGGACCATCTAATACAATTACGGGTGGAGGTTCTATAACAGGGCAATGGATAAGAGTAGGTCGTAATGTTACATTTAGCGGAACTGCTACGACTAGTGGATCTAATGCTACTCAGCGTATATGGCCATTACCGCTTAAGCCATCATCAGGCAACATTACAGTTCTACACGGAAGTGGTACACTCTTTTCTGGTGCAGGTGGATCTTATGCATTTCGGATGATGCCAGTAGAAGCCTTCGCTGCTGGTACAAATGGGTTAGCCTTTAAATGGGGTAGTGGTATTTGGGTCGGGAACCCATACGCAAGTACCGTTAGTAATAATGGTAGTGGTGTTAGATTTACAATACAATATATGTTACCATAATGAATAAAAAAGAAAGAAAAGAGCTTAAAGAATTTGTAGACAGGTATAAGGAAATTGAAACTTCTATTGACCTAATGCAAAAGAGTATTGAAAGTTTGGCGGAAAAGAGAGATAGTCTTTTTACTGAGCTTGAGCAAATGAAAGGAAAGGAAAAAAAGTTTATGGATAGCTTAATAGAAAAATACGGAGAAAGTAATGTTACTCCTTATAAGCTATTACAGATCTATGAAGAGGGTATATGATAATACTTAAAAACATATTAAGCGTAATTACTGATCCTAAAAATACTAGAATGTTTTTACTAGGTGGTATTGTTGTGCTATGTATTTTGTTTTTAAGACAGTGTCAAGCTACGACTGAAGCTAAAGGAGAAGCTACAAGAATAGAGAATAATTGGAAAGCTTCACTGGATGAAATTGAAAACTACATTAATGAGAAGGGTAATGCTGAAGCTGAGATCATGGCACTAACCTTAACTATTGATGAGCTAGGGAAAACACTTGAGTATGAAAAAAATAAACCACCTATTACAATAATAGAAACCAAGACTGTTATTAAGGAGGTTATTGTTGAAGTACCTGTTACCGTGGTTGATACTATCATTGGTAATTTTAGTTCAGCATTTCAAATTAAGGACTCTGCTACTTGGGGTAATAGCTCTAGAGAGATTGGTATTATTGTACCTTATGAAGCACATGACAGTACAATAGATCTAGGTAATGCTACTATTGATCTTAACCAGAACATTTGGTTAACTGCTTCTATATTGAGAGATAGAGAAACCAAAGAGGTTTTTGTAAATCTTGAAACTGATTACCCAGGAACAACTTTTAATAGCGCACAAGGAATACTAATAGACCAAACGAGTAAAGGTTTTTTAGATCTCCAAAAACAAAATAGAAAAACATTAGGCATTGGATTACAGCTAGGCGTTGGGTATGGCAGCAATGGATTTACACCGTATGTAGGTATAGGTCTAGGTTATACTCCTAAGTTTTTGCAATGGTAAATAAATAGTTAGAATGGAATCATCTAAGTTTATACAAATATCAGACGGTATACTTATTGAGTATATTTACACTAGCCAGTCTAATCCAACAGAGTTTAGTACAGCAACATACCCTATTGAGATCATGAGAGATGGTCATACGGGTGGTAGTTACTTATTTAATACTGATGCGGTTGCAGCTGAGATGGGTAACTATCGTGATATATCTGTAGCTGCCATCAATGAAAATAAAACACAGTATGCTTATTTAGATACTGACATAGGTGTTCCTTATAATGATTTTGACCCACTCTTAACAGATAGTGCAAGTCTTTTACAATCTTTTAGCCCACAGCAGCTGATTGCATATGATAAGATAAGGGTCCATTTTATTTCAGGATTTAGCTTTACTGGATTTGATGGAATTATTTTTGAAACACTAGTTCCTAGAAGAGATGGTAAGATGCTAAACTTATCGTCTATAAATTTCTTAAAGACGGATACACCTGTATTTAATCCTGATCCAATTCTAATTAATGACAAGTTATATGCTACTTATATTGAATGGCGTGTACCTTCTCTTTACTTTATGAATAATGGATTTAATAATGCTGTACCTAACGGTCTAGGTTATAAGTTAACAGAAGGACAAGGCTTTTTAGGTACTCCTACTATTACACTTAAGGCTACTGGGATTTATGAAACTATAGTTGAAAACAGTTATAGCTATTATAATGTAGAAGAAATTAATTCAGTTACTATTGCAAACAGAGACATCTATGATGATCTTTATGCAAGTGTGGTTGAATCGGATAGTGGAGATTACTTTGAGCTAACTGGGATGGTGACCGGTTCTACTTTTTCTAATTTCATTGCACAACTTAATTCATCAGGTGGTGACTATGTTGTATTCCATGAAATTAATGTAAGTGAACAGATAGGTACTAACTTTACCAAAACCAGTACTCAGGTATATACACAAACCACAAACTTTGATAATCCTATCCTATTTAGACCTATTGTACTAAATAGTTCAATTGCTGCATCCTTTTCAATAAATTACTTATTAAGACTTTATAATAGAGCTGATAATACACAGATAATTAAACAAGCAAATTTAACTTCATTTGATGTTAAGAAATACGGAAGAAGATTAATGAAGATAAACTTAGGTGTAGTACCTACAGTTGCAAATGTCTATAATCAGATATCTAAAGATGATGGAAGTAACATCATAGTTAATAATGGAAATTCTGGAACTAGACCAGGGGAAACATCAGAAAAAATTGTAGAGCAATTAGTAGTTAAGACCAAGTATGTTACTTCATTTAGGGATAGATTAAATGTAAAGGCTGCAATTTCACCAGCAAAAATACAAACATTAACCGAAGACGATGGCAGTACAGACTAACATATCAGTAACAAAAAAGGAAAGAGAATACTATAAAAAGTTTACGACTCTCAATCCTACGGCCGAGCCGTTACCACAGGGTGATGGTGTTATTAGAATATCACCATTTGATGATTACATTATCTTTACGCTGTTTGATGAGACTGGTGAAAATAGTGAATTGGTGGATAAGCCGATTGACTTAAGTAATGTAGGTACTCTTACTTTAGTTTTTGTTGGTGAAAATGATGAAATAAGAATTCCTAATTTTACAAGGGTACAAGAAGTGGATCCTTCCCAGGGTCAAGTACTCTTTAAAATTGATAAAGAAAATTCAAAGAAGATTTTATCATTGGATAATAATAACTTTTATATCTCTACAAGAATGGAGGATGAAAGCGGTGTAAGTGATGAAAGCGTTTTGTACACAGGTACATTCTTAGGCTTAAATGATGCTGCCAAACAAACAATGACTTCTAAGTTAAATGAACAGGCATTGCTATATTCACAAGAACTTGCTAAATTACAGTCTGAGATAGAAAGGCTTAATACTCAATTAGCTGAAATGATATCTTTGGATGAAGAACAAATTGCAACTATACAAGCATTAGAAGCATCTAACTTATCTCTCACTAATGAAGTAGCAACTCTTACCGATAAGCTAGGATCTGCAGAATCTGAACTGGCTCTAAAGGAAGCGGAAGAAGCCCAGGCTTTAGCTGATGCAAATAAAAAGAAAAGGGAACAGGTTACTGCAATACGGAAAAAGGCACAAATTCAAACATCAAAGAAAAAAGAAAAAAGATACTTCAAACAGGCCGCTAATAATTTACAGGAATTTAATACTAAAAGAACTCCAGTAACAGGAAAATTAAATGTTGCATCAGGTCTTAGCCAATCTAGGAGCGGCAGCGGCGGGTTCATAGCAGAGTAAGATATGATATTAAGCGCAAGAAATAATCAATTTAGGTTTGAGTTTCCTAGAACTTTTATTCCAAAGGAAATTTCAAATAAGTATAGGCCTTATCTAAATAGGATACCTGGTGGTCTTATAAAGGAACCTATTGACTATTTTAATTACGGAATACAGTCAATGAATTTACCAGGCCCATCTTTTGATCCTGTTACACAAAATGACTTCCCAGGTAATACTAGGAGCTTTAGAAGTAGCTTACCTACACAAGAGCTATTTGATAAAACTTTAACTGTTACCATGCAAGCATTTGATGGGTGGATAAATTATTGGATGGCTGTTGAAACTTTTGACTATTACTATAAGCTATCAGGTAAAGATCCGTTCGTACCAGAAGGTGTAGGTTTGCAAATGTTAGACGGCGAAGGAAATATTTTTGTTACCGTTCAGCTAAAAGATATGATAATGACCGGTGTAAGTGCATTAGATTTAAACTTTTCAAGCAATACAGTAGAATTCCAAACCTTTGATATTAACTTCACATATAACATACTTAATATAGCAGTTAATCTTACCTAATATATAAACAAAGGAAATAGAGTACAATGAAAACATTTAAAGATTACCTTACCGAAAACCATAATGACTCAGTAGATATTGAGGCTTTGTTAAACGAATCATTAACCCACGAGCAGGAAGCTGCAATCGATGAAGCGGTTGATCGCATAATGAAAGAACATGAAAGTGGTCGTGATCTTGAAGAAGTAATGGAAGAAGTTGTTAATGAGGGTATCTTAGGTTCAGTATTAGGTGGTCTTACTGGTTTTGCTTTAGGAAAGGCGGTAGGTAAAGCAATTGCTAAAGTATTAGGAATTGAGAAGGGTGCTCTATATGATCTTCTAACCAGTCGATTAGTAGGAGCTGCATTAGGTGCGGTTCTTGGTAAGAGACTTTAATCTTATCTAAGTGATTTATACAGGAATTGATTTTTCTCTCAATAGCCCAGGTGTTTGTGTACAGAACCATCAAGGTGAATATAAGTTTATAACTTTCTTTAATTATGGTAATCGTATCTGGGATGAAGAAGGCCGTAAAATACCTAAAGCATTTTCAGTTCATAAAGAATTGATGGACAGTAAAACCATAATAGGCTTTCCTTATTATAGGCATGTAGCAAGTAAGGATTTTTTACTTAGAGAACGAGAGAAAATGACAGACGGTCAATCTATAGCCGATCTTATTGGAAATATCTTAATAACACTCTTTGGAACAGACTCACATAAAGTTTCTCTTGAAGGGTTCTCTTACGGTTCTAAAGGTAATTCATTTATTGACATTGTACAGTATAACACATTCTTAAGAAATAGGCTAGTTAATGCATGGGGTGTCAATAAGATATCAATTTACCAACCTTCTCATATTAAAAAGCTAGCAGGTAAAGGTAATGCAAACAAGCACTATATGGCTAAGGCATTTCAAGATGATGTACTTAATGATAAGAACCTGAGAAAAACTGAATTGTGGAAGTGGACTCAAGGTAAAGACTTTTCAGAAAAGATCCCCAAGCCTTTGGATGATTTAATAGATGCGTATTTTATTTTAAATGCAAATAAAGAAAAAGGATGAGATCACAGTATACTTACAATCCACAATCCTAAAACCACATAATACTTAAATGCTAGTAAATAGATACTTTTCTTTCAATCAATCAGTTAAATTTTATATATAGAGTTTAGAACTTAGTTTCAGAAAATCATGGTAAAGGCAATAAAAAATAGAATATTTCTTAAAAAAGATGAACAACCTGAAAAAATCGGAAGTATATACATGCCAAAAACCGAAGGGCAGTATGCTCCACCGTATTCAGGTACAATCATTTCAGTAGGCGATGAGGTTAAGGATAGTGATTTTAAAGTAGGTGTTAAAGTATTCTTTCATGACATGGCAGGAACTGAATTTGAGTTTAATGGAGAAAAGATTTTCAGTATCCGTGAGAATGATATAACTGCAATTATTCTTGATTCATGAAACATGTATTTATAATAGGATCTGTAGTCTCACCTAGTAAAGGGAGATTTGATTACATGGATACCAGGAGTACTCAAACTGATAAAGAAAGAATGGTAGAGACTTTATTAGCAATAAATTCAGTTTACTTACTGTATCCAAATGCAAAGGTTTATTTAGTAGATGGATCATTAAAAGAATCTTCTGCTGATCTTCATTTGTCTTTTATAATAAATATCTGGGGATATAAAGATTTAGAATGTATAAGAATTGAAAACTTAAATAAAGATGCCGCCAAGGTTATAAATACACATCATAATAAATCACACTGCGAAGCTGTCTTATATTCTACATTCTTAAATCATTATAGCCATAAACTAAAGGAATACGACTTTGTGACAAAACTATCAGGTAGATATAACTTAAGCGATAATTGTGGTAGTGGTTTAAATGATAAAGATGGAGTTTACTTTAAGAGAATATGGGATTATGATAATCCATATGATACAATACTAGCTTATCCTGATATGATGTTGCCTGGTCAGACAGAATATGAAATGAATTGGACTGCGAGTTTTTGTTTTTCTTTTGGTATTAATAGACTTAATGATTTTATAGAGTTTTGGGAATACATTAAAGATAACACACAGAATACTTCTAAAAGTAATGAAAGGATCATTAGATACTGGCTCTGGAAAAATGAGATAGTATCAACTGATTTAGATTGGAAAATATTAGCGTTTAGAGGAGACGGTGGTGGGATTTGGCATTTTTAATTTTTTTCTTGTTAGTGTGAAACTAAGTATAGATATGAATATATAAATAACAAAGGAACTGATTATTCAGGGACTTTTAAACTGGCACTAACAAGGCAAAGTATATTGGCAATTCCCGGGCACGCAAATAGGCAATGCTAAGTTATGGCTTTTAAATTAACAAAAAGTAAAACTTAAAAAAAGGCAATTAAAATGGCAAATGAATTCGACATTTTCAGTGTAAGCGTCAATGACCTTGACACTGGAGACAGACCCGCACCAAGTAGCGATCTGTATTCACCAAAACCCGATCAGGGACAAGACGGTACCTACCGTTCATTAATTAGGTTTCTACCTAACGTAAAAAATCCACGCAAACCTTTCGTTCGTAAGTATGTCTATTGGTTAGAAGACCGAGATGGCAACGGATTCTACGCAGATTCACCATCTACCGTTGGAGACAAATGTCCGGTACAGGATATGTTCTTCAAACTTAGAAACTCTGAATCGGCTGTAGATAAAAAGATGTCAGAGGGACTTAAGCGTAGAGAAGTATTTTACGCACTGGTACAAATTGTTAAAGATCCACAAAACAAGGAGCTTGAAGGTCAAATTAAAGTAATGAAATTTGGCTACAAAATTAAAGCTAAAATTGATGAGGAACTTAACCCACAGTTTGATGAACCTACACAAGTGTTTGATCCATTCGAAGGTAAGAACTTTGAATTGATTATTTCTAAGAAAGGTGGTTATCCTAACTACGATTCATGTAAATTCCAAGGCTCTCGTTCTGCTATGACAATCAACGGAGAATCTGTAACCGCTGATGACGCAGGGAGAACTGCAATTTTGGATTATGTTAAGGATGCACCTGAATTGGCTAACTTCGATTACCGACCATGGAATGATGAACAGAGAACTAAAGTTATGAACGTTCTTTCTCAGTTCAGTAACCCAGGTGAGGCTATTGAAACTGTTACCAAACCACAAGCTGCACCTGAACCTAAGAAGGCTGAAAAGGCTGCTGAAGCTGTAACCGAAACTGCTTCATCTACCGAAAGCTCTTCAGGTGGAGATGACTTTGATGATTTCATTAACGGATTAGATCTTTAATCCTATGGGAACAGAAGGAGTAATATCTTCTGAGATGAAGGCTCGGATTATCGATAAGGTAGTCCGAGTTCTTCATCAAACCCATTCTCATCCTGAAAAAAGAAGAGTCTTAGAGGGAAGAGAACGTTTAAATTTTGCATGCCCTTACTGTGGTGATTCTACTGATAATGAAAGAAAGAAAAGAGGTAACCTTTATTGGAATGATTTATACATTCACTGTTACAACTGCTCAGCTCATGTAAGTTTAGATGTTTTTCTAAAGGATCATAATTTAAATTTTGAAGGAGAAGACCGTATTGATGTTTTAAACTTCATTAAAGAAAACCGAAAAAGCTTCTCATTAGGTGAAACTTTAGAATTTCATCTCTTTGAAAAAATTAAAGATCTCTCATTAACATTTGATGAAATTGCATTAGGCTTTAATGTCTATCCAATTAACTCTCTTACCTACAGAGCATATCCTTATCTTAAGAGTAGATTACTTCATCATAAAACAGAATACTTTGGGTATGATCCTAGACGAAAGGAGCTGTATGTTTTTAACTTAACTTCTGATAATAAGATTATAGGTTTTCAGACTAGGGATTTATCAGGAGAGGGTGGTGGTCCTAAATATAAAACCTGGAATATTGAAAGGATTTATGATAGGCTTAAAAAACCACTTAATGTATCTGAAGAAGAAATGGATTCTCTAAATAAGATATCTATGATCTTTGGAATTCTTACTGCAGATATGAGTAGAGACTTTACTGTATTTGAAGGTCCTATAGATGCTATGTTTATGACAAACACAATCGGTTTAACCGGTGTAAAAAAGCAAATACTGGATTTTAATGATATTCCAACAGTTAGGTATTTCTTTGATAATGATATAGAAGGAAAGACAAGAATGATTGAAAAACTAAAGTCAGGTAATACTGTCTTTATGTGGGATAAGTTTTTAAAGGATTTTAGAATACCATCAAAAAAGGTTAAAGACTTAAACGATCTGGTTATGTATGAATACAAACATAGAACTGGGTGTCTAAGTCAGTTGGATAAATATTTTACAAATAATCATTTAGATTTAATTTTCGTATGATAAAAAATTATAATGAATTTGTGACTGAACAATTTGATGATTTTTACAAAGACTTTGAAACTTCAAAAAAGAAACTTAAACTCTTTACTAAATTTGGTAAGATGAAAGTAGATTCATTTGATACTAGCTTTACATTACCTGAGCCTAAGAAAAAGTTTCAACCTAAGATTAAGAATTATAAAAAGACTAACAACGATAAAGGTATATTTTAATGGCATTTGACGATACACAAATTAAAGAAGCTAACGAACAGTTAGAACAAAGACTAACTAAAGATCGTGAAGATTGGAAAGAAAAGATCAAAGATCTTGTAAGTAAGCTTAAAAACATGAACGAATTATCAGAATGCCAAGTAAGAATGCTATCTTATAGACAGATACTCTTAGATAAGGTTACTGATTTTAAGACAACAATATATAAAAGAAACGCTACTTGGGATAAGTATTACAAATCACAGTATAGAGAATATTCTGTTAACTATGATATTAAGCTAACCAACGGTGAAAAAAATCAATTCATTAAAGCAGACTTAGCCTCGCTTAGGACCCAAATAGACATGTTACAATCTCATATTGATTATTACTATGAATGTATCAAAACGCTGGATAATATGGCCTTTGCTATTAGGAATCGTATTAGCTTAGATGATAAAGAATTTTAATGGAACTTTCGTTATCAGAAAATAAAAAGTTTTTAGTAATTGACTCATGTACCGAGATGGAATATGAGCAGTTAAAATCTAGTCTTACAAAGAAGATTGAAGGATGGAGATTCCACCCATTAGTCAAAAAGAAAGTTTGGGATGGAAATATCTCATTCATAAAAAGAAATAAAATTCCTGCAGGTTTATGGAAAGAAGTTATTGATATTTGTAAAGAATATGATTACCAGTTTACCTTAAATGGAATAACTGATATCTTTGATACTTCTATTACTGAGGATGTCTTTAGGGAATGGGTTGATGACTTTTTTAAGAACTCTGATATTAAACCACGAGACTATCAAATTGATGCCGCGTTAAAAATTCTTAAGTATAGAAGATGCCTTGCTGAATTAGCTACATCTGCAGGTAAAACCCTTATCTCTTTTATGGTTGTTGCTTACATGATGGAACAGTTAGGTAAAAAGAAAATCTTAATGATTGTGCCTAATGTTAGTTTGGTTGTACAGGCAACTGGTGATTTTGAAGAATACAATAAAGGTAGGGTACCTATTAAGATTCAACAGATATACGCAGGCGTTAAGATACGAAAAAGTTCTAATGTTGTAATTGGTACATATCAGTCATTGACCAAAAAGGATGAAGAATACTTTAGCCAATTTGATGCGGTCTTTGTAGATGAGACTCATAAAGCCAAAGCAAATTCAATCCAAAAGATTATGGATATGTGCTGGCATTGTGATTATAGATTTGGTCTTAGTGGAACTATTCCTAAAAGAGGAACTGTTAATAGGCTAAGTTTAATGTCAGCAATGGGCCCTTTAGTTACTCAAGTAAAAGCCGCTCATTTACAAGATGAAGGTTATATTGCAAAATGTAAAGTACTACAAATCCACATGGAATATGCAACCGATGCGCAAAAGGAAGCATTTTCATCTCTATCTAAAAACCCTTATGATAGACAAAAACTGTTTAGTCTAGAACAGAACTTTATTAATGAAAGTGAAAAAAGATTAGACTTTATTTGCCAAGTAATTAAAAAGTCAACATCCAACTCATTAGTGCTATTCCATAAAATAGCATACGGTGAAAAGATATATCAAAAGCTTAGAACTATAACCGATAAAAAGGTCTATTATGTAGATGGTTCAGTAAAGTCTGATTTTAGAGAAGAGTTTAAAAGCAGAATGGAAAAGAATGATGATGTTATTATTGTAGCTTCATACGGAACATTCTCTACAGGTATTTCTATTAAAAACATACATAACATATTTTTTACCGAGTCATTTAAATCTGAAGTCATTATCAGACAGTCAATTGGTCGTGGATTAAGAAAGCATGCATCTAAAGATACTGTTAAGATTTATGATTTTATTGATGACTTTAGATATAAAGCTGATGACCATGATTGGATGAATTACATTTATCGTCATGGTATGGAACGCCGAAAAATATATAAAGAAGAAAAATTCCCATTTGAAGTTCAGAATGTTAGATTCTAATATAGAATATCTTTCACATGGGACATGGATATATAAAAAAAGAATCAAAAAAAGATAAATTAACATGAAACCAATCAAAAAGTTTTCAACGATTGCTACGGCAACTGATTCGCTTAATGAATCTGCTAAAGTCAATCAAGACGCCGTAATGGATCTTGTTAAAAAGATGGGTTACGAAAGTGTCGAAGAATTAAAGAAAGAAAAGAATCTTTTGTCTAAATTAGAAGCATTACTAAAAGACTTTACTCCAAAGCAAGATATATCTGAAGATGAAATTGAAGAAGATAGAGCAGAGGATATTGAAGATGAAAGCAAAGCCAAAGGCGAACCTAAATCATTAGAAGGCGAAGAAGGCGAAAAAGAAGAAGATAAAGAAGTAGGTGGAACCGGCGAAGTTGCCGAAGAGGATGAAGTTGAAGAAGATACTGCTGAAGACATCGAGGATGAAGTAAATGCAATAGGAGAACCTAAAGACGTTGAAGATGAAGCCGGTGAAAATGTTACTGATGATCAACCTGTTACTGATGAAGTACCTGCTGAAGGTGATGACGAAGAATCAGGTATTGATGTAGAAGAGGAAGAAGATACTCCTGCTGCTACTCGTAGAATAATGGCATTTGAAGATTTCATTAAAGAAAAGGAAGTTACTGTTAATAAGAATGTTAAGTATCATGATGATGATGAGGAGCCAGAAGATTACGCTGCTCCTATTGCTGCTTCTGCTGATCCGTTAGCTGAAGAAGATGAAGAAGAAGAAATTGAACATGATAAAGACGCAGCAAAAGATGACTATGCTCATATAGAAGATTTGAAAAAAGATGCTGCTGATGATAAGGAAGAAGAAGACGAATTAGAGGATGAGGATATGCATCACAAGAAAGACGAATCAAGAATTATGTCTTTCTCTAAATTTGTTAATGAAGCATACGGTTCTAAAGAAGACGAAGAGGTAGAAGAATCTGATGAAGATGAGGTTACTGAAGAAGTTGATAACGGTCCTGAATTAAAAGATGAAACGGCTGATCAAAACGGCATTGTGATTAAGGTTGCAAAAGGTGACGGTCCTGAATCAGCCGCAGGTATTGCAGGTGATATTATGGATATGGGTAAGCCTGAAGAAGAGCCTGATTCAAAGGGTGAAGAATTGGTTACTAAAGACCAAAACATTACCACTGCACCAGAAACTGCAAAAGATGAAGCCGATGTACAAGGTACTGTTGTTGTAAAGGAAGAAGAAGAAGTAGAAGCTGAAGAAGAGGAAACTGTTGAAGAAGCTAAAGTATCAGAAAAAGAAATTAAGTCTGATAAGGAATTTGAAGAATATGCAACTGAAATTCTAAAAAATGCTCACGGCGATGATTTTGATGAAGCCAAAGCAAAAGAAGTTATTGACGGTTTAAAATCTAAGTATAGCGGAGATTACGGTGCTATGGTTGGGGCGTTACAATCTTCAATGGGATAACATAAACTAATTACATGAAACATATTAAATTGTTTGAAGAATGGCTGGCCGATAAAAGCCAGCCATTTCTTTTTGAAGGCGGAGCAGCTGGTCATATGAGCCATCCGTATGATGATAAAGGATTAACCTTCGGTGACTTTAAAAAGATCGTTGATGCAGGACTTCGCGGGGAATTGAACTTTGAAGAGGATCCTATTGAAAAGACCGATGGGCAAAACTTATTTGTTACTATGAAAGATGGTAATGTTATGTTTGCCAGAAATACAGGTGATACAAAAGATCCTATGAGTCTTAGTCAATTCGTATCAAAGTTTGAATCTCATGATGTTCCTATGGTAAGAGATACATTTACTTTTGCTGCTAAAGATCTTGCTAGTCTTTTAGTTAAATTGCCTAAACCAAAACAAGAAGAGATTTTTGATAATGGTAAGAACTTTATGAATATGGAGCTTATCTATTCTAAAAATCCTAATGTAATTAACTATGATACTGATGTTATTCAATTTCATAATATTACAAAAACAGATGGTGATGGGAATATCTTAGATACGGATAGTAGACCTGCTAAAGAAATTCCACAAATCTTAGCCAAAGTAAAATCTGATATAGGTAAAACATTTAAGATTATTCCACCTAGAATACTTCAACTACAAAGAGATGTTGATTTTAGCGCTAATAAGAAAAGGTTTGAAGATAAAGTTATTGCATTACAAAATCGTTATGGTTTAAATGACGGTGATGAAGTTTCTCGTTACCATGAAATGTGGTGGAGAGAATTGATTGATGCAGACTTTCCTAACCTTTCACAAGATGTTAAGGAAGGGCTTTTACGGAGATGGGCGTACGGCGATAAGAAAAGCTTAAATATGAGATCTCTTGAAAAGCAAATCGGAAAAGATGAAGCTGCATTAGTTAAGAAGTATGATAAAGAAGATGTTAAGAAAAAGTATAAAGAAAACATTAGACCTTTTGAAGATCTATTCCTGGAGCTTGGTGCTACTATTATTAGGAATGCAAGTAATTTTGTTGCGGCAAACCCATCTGATGAAGCACAAAGATTAAGAGCTTATCTTGATACTGAAACTACTAAAATTAGAAAAGGTGGCGGTGTTGATCAAATTAAAAAGGTTGAAGACCAATTGGCTAAACTTGACCGAATCGGTGGCCTTGATTCAATTTATCCAAGCGAAGGTATTGTCTTTAGATATAACGGAAAGCTATATAAATTAACTGGTGCTTTTGCTCCACTTAATCAATTATTAGGTATTATTAAGTACGGAAGATAGATAGACTGGATTCTTATATTGCTTACCTCTAGAGGGAGCCAACATTTGAGTTTTGGGTATATACTCTAACTGCTATAAAGTATGATAAAGGGCGACTACATAACCGCCCTTTTTCTATATGGTTATAATCTAAAGAATATATAAACTGATAATCAAAAATAAGCAAATGAAAGAGTTAACTCAGATTTATAAAGATTCAGGAAAGCAACTTATAGATGATCTTTTTAAGGACTACCTTGTAGTAACAGAAAAATTATCCGGATCTTCTTTTTCTTTTCAACGAAAGGGTGATGGCGTGGAATTCTATAAAGGTGGAAACCAAAGACCTATTAACCTAATTGATAGGACACTTATGGTCTATTATGAAAAACCCATCAGTTACATTAAATCGGTAGTTTCTAAAAACTTTAATAGTATACCTGAAAACTGGAAATTCTGTTTTCAATATTTTGTTAATAATCAACCCAGTGTAATAACATATGATAGAATGCCTAAGAATCATCTGGTTCTTACTCATATTAAGGTTATGGCACCTAGCGGTAATGTTATGAAAGTTATTGAAGATCCTAGAGTTATTAATGACTGGTCAAATGCATTAGGTGTTACTCCACTATTGCCTCTATTTAAAGGTTATCTAACAGATGATCAGAAACAAAAAATCAAAGAGTTCTTAAATACACCTAAAGAGGATCATGCAGAAATCTTTAATACTAATTCATTTGCAGAATATCTTTTAAGAATTTTAAATCCTTCTATCCAATCTACTACTTTACAACACGATTTAAAGAAACCAATTGAATCAATAATATTTAAGTTCTATAAGGCCGGGACTAGACAAAACGTTGCAGCTAAGCTAATAGACCCTTATACAGTTAACCTTATGAAAGATAAGGAACCTATTGATTTAAGAAAGGCACCCGCTGATATTAATGAAATTATCTTATTGGATCTTTTAGCATTTATTGAAGAAAGAGGAATTAAGAAACATGAGATCTTAGGAGATACTGAAGATATGAGATACATTGAAATGGTGTCAAATATTTTTAATGACTATGTAACTAAGAGAGGTAAGGATATTACAAAGATTGATATTGAAAAAGCCGAGTTTGCAAAAGGTGATGAATTTGATCTTAATGTAGAATTAATACCAAGTCAAAGAACTAAAGATATACTTAATGAAAATCCACAACTTAAAGATCTATTTAAGATAATGTTAGGATCATTAAAAAAGAAAAGAAAAAACGGAGGAAACATTATGACACCATCTGTCATTAATGATTTTAACCAAATGGTAGATAAAGTAATTGATGTCATACAACCAAATGACGATGATTCGTTTAAGACTTTTGATGATTATTTAAAGATTAAGTCAACCAATGAATCTCTTTTACCAACAGCTGAAGAAATGATAGTTGAGGAAAAGGTACTTAATTACAATTCGTTTATCAATTTAGGTAGAGTTATTGTAGAGGAAGATGGCAAAACCTTAGTAAGAAATAAGAAAACTGGAGATGAGTACGAAGTTAAAAATCCAGACCCTAAAAAGCATGAAATAGTAGAGCCTAAAGGTAAAGAAGATAAGGAGGCAGACGAACAGCCACAAGAAGGTGCAAGTGAAAAGATATCTAAATTATCTAATAGAGTAGGTGATGAAATAGAAAAGATTAAAGATCCAGATAAAAAAGAAAATGCAGAACAGGTATTAGATACATTAAATGTTATTAATGATCCTAATGCACCAAAAGAAGATAAGATTGAAGCAATACAAGCATTAAATGATGCAGGGCTGATTGCAAGAAATAGTGTAACTGCAAAGGCTACAAAAATGTATTTAAACACATCAGCAACAGGTCTTCCAAGAAAACTTTTAGTACCAAGTTCTGGTAGTCCTTCTGAAATAACCAATTTAATGAAAGAAATTGGATTGGAAAACTTCTCACCTGAAGGTGGAAAGATTGGCAGAAAGGAAATGACAGCTGCTAAAATATTTGGTGAAGAAAAAGTTGTAAACGTAAAAACTGAAGTATTAGAAGATGGCATTCAAATAGGTGGTGGTAAAATACAAAAAACTAAAATACCTTCAGATGATGAGCTATTAAAGGTATATGGTTCTAAAGAAGATGCTGATTTGGCAAAAAAGTTTTTAGAGAGAAGAAATAACATTATTGATTCTGCAATGAACTCATTTAAGTCAGGTGAAATGTCAATCATAGAACCGGTTCCTAATACTCCACCTTCATCACCAGAAAACAGAGATAAGCTAAAAAATGCTACGGCGGATTCTATAGTAGAAGGATTTGAGGAACAATTTAAAAAGACAGGAAATGCCCCATCAAAATCACAGACTAAGATTTTAAATGATTTTAAGAATCTTAAAGATATTAAAGATCCTGAAGAATATGATAAGGAATTGCATAGACTTACCGAGGAAATGTTTGCCGATCCATTTTTTGATAGCGCAACTGCAGATGTTGCTGAAATGGTAACATATATGAGTGAATTGAATAAAGGTAATGAAGTATATATGCCAGCTCAGTCAAACTATCCACTAGGTGACATAATATCAATATCTCCCGAGAAAATAGATTTTGAAAAAGATTCACCAGAAGAAATACAGCGAAAGATGCAATTAATCTATAACGGTGTAGAGGCTAGGTCTATTAAGAAAGGTGCAGGTGGTGCATCAGCATCTGGTGTAAAAACAGATCAATCTTCATTTAATGAAGTTACTAATAAGAAAGGTGAAAAGATTAGTCCTGATGAAATAAAGAATGATTTATCAGATTTATCTGATAAAGATAAAGTATATAATGAACTTATGTTCGGTGATGTTGATAAAGCAGCAAAAAGAATCGAAGAAATTGCAGAAAAATATGATTTTGATTTAAATGATGAAGGCTTTAAAAAGAGAAGAGATCAATCAGTTAACTCTGCTGTTGAAAATATTCTTAGTAAGCCTAAGTGCGAGGGATCAGATAGAGAAAATCTAAAGAAAAAATTGGAGTCATATTTTAATCAAGGTGAAATGTATGCATCGGTGTATAATGAAAATGTTAATGAACAGCTGTTTGTTAATGAACAATACAAATACACTAAAACTAAAGGTCTTGATGTTAATAGAACAGATGGGGTAAATAAGCTCGCTAGATTAAATTTTGCATTTTCTGCAGGATCTTGGAGTTGTGACGGCCGACCTTCTAATCCTGTACCAACAAGGTTTGTAAATGATAAATAAATAAAAAAATATGCATATAATGAAAAATCTAAATAAATTAGATAACTTCATAGTAGAAAAGAAGGTAACGGTTAAGAGAAGGTATACAGAAAAGTATCCAGCAAAAAATGTATCAACATCAGCAAGAGTACGCAACGCTATTTTAGATGCGGTTGCAGATGGTCATTTAACTGAGGATGAGGTTAATACAATTCTTGCAGAAATCCAAGCTCATAAGAAATGGCTTAAAAGAAACTTAGGTCTTTTTAATATTAGCGAAGATGAAAGCGGTATTAAGAGATATTCACTTTCTCCCTATGGACATAGAATTAGAAAGGCTACAAAAACTGAAACTATAAATGAAGCACTAAAGGTACCTCATCCAAAACCTGGAATGAAAAAGGTAAACATGTTTGTAGGAAGATTCCAACCTTTTACCTTAGGTCATGTTAAAGTATTTGAAAAAATGTATAAGGAAAACGGTTTGCCTGTAGTTGTATTTTTAGTAAGAGGTAAAAACCCAGATCCTGAAAAGAGACCTTTTGATGAAACTTTACAGCAGGCTATGTTTGCTAAAATGGCTAAACAGTATCCCTTCCTAGAAACTGCAATCGTGGTTCCTAATGGCGCAATTGATACTCTCTTTGCTGCTGCTAGGCCAACTTATGAACCGGTTATGTGGGGTTATGGAACTGACCGAAAGAATGCGTATGATTCAATGATCAATAAAGATTCTTATAGAGAGCAGTTAGGAGTAGATCCAGATTTTAGTGGATACGAAATCTTTAGAACTGATGATAACATATCAGCATCCAAAGTTCGTAATGCCCTTAAGATAGATGATGAAAAGACATTTAAGAAAATGACACCAAAGAGTATACATAGTTTTTATAAAACTTTACAAGATATTCTACAACCAGTAAAAGAAAGTAAAAAGATGGAAAATTTAAAATCTCTAAACGAACATGCTAACATCGAGGAAAGTGTGGAATTGAATGAAGAGTATATTGAACTAATGCAAATTGATGAACCTCTTAATGGTATTAAAGCTGCTTGGGAAGACTGGAAAAATGGCCCTGCTACCGAGTATGAAGATGTACCTCGTGCATATAAAGAGTTAGAAAAATATGTAGCCAAATGGCTTAAGAAAAATTTAAGATAATGCCGGCACAAAGTAAAGCACAAAGAAGACTATTTGCTCTGGCTCTCCAATTTAAACGTGGGGAGCTTGCTGCATCTGAAGTTTCTGATGAAGTTAAAGATCTTTCTAAATTACCAGAGAAAGATTTAAAAGACTATGCAGAAACCAAAGAAGAAGGTTTACCTGATAAAGTAGACGAGGATGCAGTAACAGTAAATCCTAATATGAATGTACAAGGTATGGGAGCTGTTGAGCTTCCTGGAAATCCTGGTTCTATGGATTCTTTTGCAAGCCAAACCGTCGGTAGTGGCGATATCCCAACAGGAAAAAAGAAAAAGAAGAAGAAAGTATTACTTTTATCCTTTGATAAGTTTATGGATCTTCTTCAAACAAAATAAATAAGGTATAAATGGCTGTAATACCAAAATATCAATTAGAGGCACTTTTTGAGGCTGGAGATTTAATGACACAAGCGTCATTAAAAGACTTCATAGACTCTGCGTATAACCCTACACTTGTTGCCGGATCCAATGTTACTATTACAAAGGTTACTACTCCAAGCGGTGATACTTTAACAATATCTTCAACCGGTGGCGGTGGTGGATCTCCTGTTATTGCAGGTCCTGGTATTGATATTACAACTATAGGATCCAATGATCAAGTATCAATTAACTTAGATAATTCACAAACCAATATAATTATTAATGGAAGTAATGAACTAACGTTTGCCGGTGTTCATGTTCAAGATGAAGGTATTGCAGTAGGTACATATAAAACTATTAACTTTATAGGAGATGATGTATTAGCTGAAGACAGTGGTACACCAGGGAAGGTAAATGTTTATATTCCTACTCCAACCTTTGCATCTCACTTTAATAAGACCGATGGTACAACAAACGGTACTGTGACTGATAATATAACAGAGAGAATTGTTAGAATTAGTTCACCTACCACAGAAGGTACACCTTTTGCAACAAACGGCTGGGCAGGAACTAACCAACCTGCATATACTTCAGGAAACGGGTCTATATTATTTTCAACGGCCCAACAGGTAACAGGCTTTAGTGGAGATGCCAGTGGAGATGCCAAAATTATAGTAACAGTATATGATGCTGATGGAGTAAATGTACTAGAGACATTTGATACGTCTACTGTTAATGCATTATATCAGAACCAGACCTTTACTAGCCTAAGTGGCGATATAACTGTTCAAATTTCAAATTATGCAGCAGATACATCCAAGTGGAAGGCTGAGGTTGATATAACGGTTATAGCCGGAGATATCTTGGCCAGTAATGGAAGAGATGGTGGAAGATACCATGTATTTGCTTCTATGATAACTGATACTGCAACCGATGGCGGAGGTACTCATTCATATACACAATCTGATGTATTCTTTGATACTAACTTAAGTACCCCTGCAATTAATGGTAACATAACTGTTGTTGAAAAAGCAGGTAGCGTTATAAGTAAACACTTGAGTGGGGTAGAATACTATGTAGCTGGGTCTAAGTTTTTACTTGATGTAACTGACATAGATAACTTTAATGCAAATACACAGGGTCGTGCTAATGCAGCATTATGGAACTTTAGAACAATTGGTACTGATTGGGGATTACCTACTTTACAATTAGAGGCATGGAATCCTTCTGTTGGGACAATGGTAAATTGGACTAATCAGTATAATGTACAGAACGTTAATTATGATTATAATGATTGGGCTATAACTTCAAGTAATTGGAGATTCCGTAATACTGATGCAACTGCAACTGCTAATGTATATGATCCTTGGGGCACTGGCCCAACAGATTCAAGTAGCCCTTATGCTATCCTGGTAGATACTTATAGTACAACAGGTAATTCAAATTCTTTAAGAGAAAGATTTGATGATGAGGAGTTTAGGTTAACAAGAGGATCTTCATCATATACTACATGGAATTCAGTACCTGCATTAGGTAGTGGAATATCAAATCAGACAGGCTCACTTAGTCCGTTTGATGATGCATGTGTAGTAGGAAGTAATCTGATAAGAGCTGATAAATTCTTTGCTGATAATGGAAATAGTCCAGCATATGCAACAATTATCAATAACCTAACTGCATATCAGCCTGACGAAGGTGGGGCAAATCCAAATTACTCAGGATATACTGATACTGCAACTTATCACAGATTATTTGAAACTACTACCCAACCTCTTAAAGTTATAGCAAGTTTTGAGTTAGCCTTTACTGGTTCTTTTGCAAGCGGTAATGCGTATAATGATTTAGTAAATGAAAATATTAGAATCTATATAAGAAAAGCCGCTGCGCCAGTTTCAACTAATGTTGGTCATAGTGCAGTTCCTCATTCATTACATGGTGCTGCATTTAATAGTGGAAATTATTCAGATGATCCTGCTGGTGCAATACCACTTAGCGTAGATGCTGTGAATGGTTCTGCACAGTGTAGAACAGGAACCACCCCAAGTAATACTATTACAGGTACATTTGGTGGTAGTAACGCGTATGAAGGATTTTATGTAGAAATACAAATAGTAAACCCGGCTGTAAGAATTGATCAAATCGTGGCTACATTAGTATTTAGCGACGGGACATCACAATCAGGTTAAGCAATTGAAACTTAATAAATATAAAAAGAAAACTAATTAGATGGGATTTAGTACAACTGATGTAAATAAGCTAACCTTTAAGGTACAAGCCGGCGGGGTTATTGATGCAGATACTGGTGCAAGGTGGTATGAGTCCAAGTTATCATTCAGCCCAAAGGTTTTACCTGAGAGAATTTTAACTGACTATTCATTAATACCTTCTGCAGGATCTTTAGCTATAGCTCAATCAAATGCCGTAGCAGATCCAACAAATATAGAAGACTTATCTGCTGCCGCCAGCGCTGTTCAGTTAAGTAGAGTTACAGTTGGTGCTGATGCTACATGGATTGCTTACAATACTCTAAATACCCCATCATCAGGAGTAAAGCAAAATTGGATTCAGCCAGCATCTATACCTCAATCAAACGGTAACCCATCAGTTGGCTATTCCGTAAGACTATATAGTGGAGATCCTAGTGGAGCACCTGGTACATTTGCTGAAATAACTACAACAGCTGAACAAGACGCTACACCAGGTTATGTAGGCTGGGTATTTAATTATGATATGGGTCTCTTATTCCTTGCCAATGATTTACAGGCAGCAATAAGTAGCAATAGTGGTGGTAATTACCCAGGTGGATTTGACCTTTATATAACAGGTTTTAGATATGTTGGTGCTACTGGTGGTAGTGGTGGTGGAACTGGTGCTACTGGACCTCAAGGACCACAAGGACCTCAAGGGGAAACTGGACCACAGGGTCCACAAGGTGAAACTGGACCACAGGGTCCACAAGGTGAAACTGGACCACAAGGGCCACAAGGAGACGTAGGTCCACAGGGACCACAAGGTGAAACTGGACCACAGGGACCACAAGGAGAAACTGGACCGCAAGGACCACAGGGAGACGTAGGTCCACAGGGACCACAAGGTGAAACTGGACCACAGGGACCACAAGGAGACGTAGG